AGCCGGCAGCCGAGTTGGGGGTACGGGCCTGAAGGGCACGCGCGAGCTTGATACCTTCCTCCTGCTTTCCTTCCAGACCCAGCAGGAGCGCCTTCTGAATACTGGCGTCGGCAAAGCCTGGGTAAAGCGCCAAGGCTTTGTCCAGGGACTTGAGCGCGCCCGGGCGATCCTTGACCAGGTTCTGGACCAGCGCAAGCCGGTAATGCGCAAGGGGGTTGTTTGGGTTGCTGTTGGCCCATTTTTGGTAGGTCGCCAGCGCATTGGCCGTGTCATTCTGCAGCAACTGGGCGGCGCCGATCGCGTCCAGGAACTCCGGTTTGCCGGTGGCATCGAGGGCGGAGCGCGCTTCCACCATCGCTTTTCCAGCATCACGCTTGCTCAGCCAGTAACGCGCCAGCATTTGCCGTGAGGTTGCGTCGGATGGCGCGGCTTTCTTGGCCTGTTCGAGCAGGCTGAGAAACTCGGGCTCGTTCTTTTCGAGTGCCGCCAGTTGCGCCAGGGCGATGAGGGCACGCGCGTTTTTTGGAGTTTTCTGGAGCACTTTCTGGAAGCGCGCGCGTGCTGATTTGATGTCCTTGTTGACCAGGTCGAGGCGCGCCAGATTGCTTGCCGCCGGCAGATACCCGGGATCGATTTCCAAAGCCTTGGTGAAGGACTTCCGCGCCAGAGCGGCATCATTGCGTAATAGATAAATCGTGCCGCGCAGGTTTTCGGCCAGCGGGAGGCGAGGGTGCCTGCGCTCAAGTTCGGCCACCACCTTGAGCGCCTCGTCATAGCGCTTGGCCTTGGCGTGCGTCATGACCAGCAGCACATCGGCCTGGTGCGTTGTGGTGTCCTTTTCGGCCAACTGGGTGAGCGCTTCGATCGCGCCCCGCTCATCGCCGCTCGCCAGCCGGCTGGCCGCCAGTTCGCGGGTCAGCGCGGTGTTGTCTGGCGCCAGCGCGGAGGCCTTTTCAAGTTTGTTGCGAGCCTCCTGATACGAGCCCTGGCGCAAGGCAATGTTGCCTTGCAGGGACAACAATTGGACATCGTGATCATCGTCCTTGATGTTGGCGATCAATTCGCGCGCGCGCTTCGCCTGGCCGGATTCGAGCATGGCGGTAGCGAGCAATTTACGCGCCAGAATATGGTCGGGCGCGACTTCGAGAACCCGATTCAGGTGGCTTATGGCGCTCTCACGCTTGCCCTGGCTAAGGGCGATGGCCCCCGCCAGTAGATTGGCGGGGGCGAAGTCCGGTGCGCTGCGTAGCACTTCCTGCAATTTGTTATTGGCCGCGTCGAGGTTTTTGCGCCGGAATTCGATCAAACCCTCGAGATAGCGCCCCATCAGGTTATTCGGCGCATAGCCTTGCAACGTCTTCAGTTCAGCCTGCGCCTGGTCGAGGTTCGCGGCCGTTAGGTAATGTTGAGCGACAGCAAGCCGGGCAGGCAGATTGCTGGGATCGAGCGCCAGCGCCTTGCTGTAAGCCTTGAATGCTTCCTCGCGACGCTTCGAGGCGCGGAGCAGATCAGCCTTCATGACGTGCAGGTCAACGCGCTTGCCCGCCTTGGCGATGGCTTTCTCCACCGCCGCCAGAGCTTCTTCGGCATGGCCGCTGGCGTAGGCCTGCCCGGCGCGGAATGCCAAGGTGTCGGGATGCTCAGCGACCAGGCCGTCCGCCTGGCGCAGGCTGTTTTCCATGCTGGCTTTGTCACCCGACAGGGCGTAAGCCTGGGCACGAAGCGCCAGAATCGCGGCATTGGCGTCGGCGGTGGCGCCCGGCAATACCTTGATTTCAGCAAGAATTTTCTTGGGCTGGCGTAATGCCAGCAGGGTACGTGCCAGCAGGATTGACGCTTCCGGCGCTGGGTAGCCCTTGCTCATTGCTTGTCGCAGTTCCTTTTCCGCGTTAACGAAATCGTTGTTGGCGTAATGGATACGCCCGAGCAGGAAGCGTGCCTCGCCATTGTCTGGCGTTTGCTGAAGGGCATTCTTGATCTCGATGGCGGCTCCTTTGCGGTCCCCAGCCAGTTCCAGTTGTTTCGCGCTCGCGATGCGTTGTTCCGGGCTGGCATGGCCACGCGCCAGGTAGTAGGCGCCGCCTCCGAGACCGGCGAGAAGGACCAGGGCGGCCGGCGCGAGCAAGCGTCTTTGTCCCGCCAAACGCTTCATGAAAGAGCGTTTTGAACGTGATGAACGTCGGTGTGGTTTGTTCATGGTGTCTGGTGAAGCGCGCCGCGAAAACTCACGCGAAATCTCAGGATAAATCACCGGCCTGATCGTTTGTACCGGCTCAAACACATTTTCATTCTATCGACGCAGAGACAAGGGGCCATCGGCCCCTTTGTCGTCTGTGCTGGATCACCAGTTGCGGATCAGTAGCTCCCCGGAGACGGCCTTGCTGCGGCCAGCACCGCCCACGGTGTAGCTGATCTCCAGACGCTCCATCTCCAGTCCATCGAACACCTGGCGCATCTCCGGGATGTCATTCACCGAAATGACCATCTTGCCCTTGATGGACTTGGCCAGGCTCGCCATCCGGGCGTATTGATCCAGGCCGAAGCCCACGCCGTACCCCTCGGTGCCCCAGTAGGGCGGGTCGAGGTAAAACAGGCTGTGGGGCCGGTCGTAGCGCCGGATGCACTCATCCCAGGGCAAGTGTTCGATGTAGGTACGGGACAGCCGCAGGTGGGCGGCTGATAGTTCCTCCTCGATCCGCAGGAGGTTCAGGCGCGGTGCCGAGGTCGTGGCCGTGCCGAAGGTCTGATTGGCCACCTTGCCGCCGAAGGCCATCTTCTGGAGGTAATAGAACCTGGCTGCCCGCTGGATATCTGTCAGCGTTTCCTCCGGTGTCTGCTTGAGCCAGCCGTAGATTTGCCGACTGATCAGCGCCCACTTGAATTGCCTGACGAACTCTTCCAGGTGGTGCTTCACGACCCGGTAGAGATTCACCAGCTCGCCGTTGATGTCATTGAGCACCTCGACATCGGACTGATCCTTCAAGAAGAACAGGGCGGCACCGCCTGCGAACGGCTCCACATAGCATTCGTGGGCCGGGAAGATGGGCAGAATCCGCTTGGCCAGCCGACGCTTGCCGCCGATCCAGGGAACGATAGGTGTGGCCATGTCACACCTCCTTCACAGGCTGGATGCCCGTTTCTTGTTCGACCCTGGTCAGGATCAGGTCGCAGTAGTGCGGGCTGATCTCGACTGCCCTGACCGTCATGCCAAGCTGCTCGGCGGCCAGGATGGTGGTGCCACTGCCCGCGAACGGCTCATAGACCACGCAACCCGCTTGGCCGAACGTCCGCAGCAGGAACAATGGCAGATCGACCGGGAACACTGCCGGATGGTGCCGGGTATGGATGCCACGCCGTCGCTCGCTGGGCAAGCGGATTACGCTGTCCGGTATCTTCGTCGGCTGGGCGCAAGCCTGGGGGCTTGACCAGGGACGCAGCCGACCGTCACAAGTCCGGCTACCCTGGCCACCGCGCACTGCCAGGTGTTTCTTCTTGAGCCACTTGGCGGGTGACCACGGATTGCGGGCCAAGTGGAAAATGAACTCGTGGGAGGGGCTGAGGCGGCCATGATGGTTTCCAGGAAAGCCGAAGCACTTGTCCCAGACATACCAGCCGTAGAGCGGCAGCCCCAGCCGCCGACAGGCGATCAGCCAGGCTCGCCAGTATTCATCCACCCGGCCATGCCGATGCACCAGGCCCAGATTGAACAGCGCATGGAACCGCTCCGACGCATGGCGCAGGGCGGCTTCTGTCGCCCCGACCATCAGCCGCGACCAGTCGAAGTTGGGCAGGCCGTAGGTGCGCTGGTGGGCATACGGCGGGCTGGTCAGCAGAACGTCCCAGGTTTCCTTGCCGAACAGCCTGGCAACCCCCCAGGGGTCGGTTGCGTCCAGGCAGGCCAACCGGTGCCTGCCAATATGCCAGATGTCACCCGGCATCACTCGTTGCGGGATTTCGCTCATCGTCATCTCCAAAGTCAGACGCTCGATGGCGTTCAGGCGTGAGGCTCGTGGCCTTCAGGTGATTCATGGTGCCGCAGCGCGGGCACTTGATTTCCATCTCGATGTAGCGGCCCACTGCCAGCTTTCTCTGGCACTGGCCGCAGCGGATATCTTCTTGCAGCATTTGCAAAACATTTTCGTATTGTCAAAACCGCCTTAGACTTCCTATGCCTGTGCACAGGTGGGGGAAGCCCTGGCCAACGGTTTGCAGTTACGGCTGCAAGTTCTGCGGGGCCGCCCGGTGCTCTAACACCAGGCGGTCGCTTCCTTCTTTTCTCAGTTGATCGTCGATTCCTCCTGTCAGGCCAGCAGCCGACGTGCATCGGCTGCCGTGATCCCCAAGCGATAACGCGGATTGGCCAGCCGCTCGGCGGCATCCTCCAGCGTCAAAAAGCCGCCGTTGCAGTCGGGGTGCCGCATCTGTTCCCGATACGCCTGCACCTCGCACCACAGCCGGTGGCGTGGCCAGAGGGCGTAACCCAACGGGTGGGCCAGAAAGCCCAGCGCAGCCAGGCTGGCGACTTGCGGCATGTGGATGGCCAATGCGAACACCACGATCAGCGCCGCCCCGACCAGCCCCGCCGTCCACCACTGGCGCACATGCTCGTACTCGTGGGCGTGGATACCCTGGTCATCCCGGTATTTCGTGCGGATACGCACCAGGGGGCCACGCGCCTCGCCACCGACGCCCTCGGGGAGTTCATCGGTGTAACGGGTCAGGTATGGCCACTTCACGGCTGAATGGCCTCAAGGGAGGCGGGATCGGGGTTCTCGCCGTTGCTCCAGTCCCGGCAGGCGTTGATGAAGGCGTCCAACTTGTCCCGCTCGGCCTTGGTGCCGGAGCGCATGAGGTTGAGCTGCTTGTAGGTCGGGTAGTGGCGCTCGATGTGGGCACCGCACATTCGGCGGATTACATCCGCATTAATGGAATCGGCCAACTCTTTGATAGCAACCGGGTCAAGAGGAATCGTCGTGTCAACAGTCTGTTCTTTCATCATGCTCCTCAAAAGGAAAACGGATAGGCCGCAACATGGTCGATGGCAAAAATGCCATCGCCGCCAAAGCTCAAAATGTCCTGAGGCACACGACCTTGAGGATCGTAGGAACTCAGATTGACGAATCGGACAAATAGCTGCGAATAGGGATGCAGGGAGGGAACGCTCACAGCCGTAGTACGCACGCGATGTGAGTGATCCGACCAAGCACCGGCCAATTCAGGAGTAATGCCCAAAGCGGCCAGCCGAGCATCGATACCTTCGGACGTCGCAGACTCGTTCGCGATCACGAACTGCATATACGTTGCGCTCCAATCACTGGAGTAAGGTGGGTTCTGATAGTGACCCGGAGGGGCTGTAATGGCGCGATCAAGGCAGACGACAACGAGAGAACCCTCGGAGAAATATCCGCGTGATTTCGAGTCGAGGTTCATGCCGCAACGAACCCACTTACTTTTTGCCGGGTCGGCACTGACGTTGGCAGCGTTATTCACGAGCAACTCGGCCTTGTTGTGGCTAACGTTTCCGTAGCGCATCGTCGTCGGGAACACAAACTCGTGGCGAGCAGCAGATCGCCAGGCATCCAGTTCGCCGCGCTTCTGTTCGACCCGCTGATCGATCTGGGTCATCTTCCCGCTCACCTCGCCGGTAAGCTGGTTGGTCGCCGCCACTAGGTTGGCGATTTGAGTTTCGAGACTCATGAGGTGTTACTCCTTTGAGGGGTGGGTTAAACGGTCAGCGGGGCGATTTGCCGACGCTGGGTGTCGATGAGGCTGGTGGCCAGAGAAGCGAGGGTTTCCCCCTGCTCCCGGCGCAGCCCCTGCAATTCCGCAAAGGCATGGCTGCCTTCGTGGAAAACCGGGTAGATCGGGTGGCGTACCCGAATGGAGCCGATACCGGCGATTTCCGGTAGGCCGACGTAGATGCCGCTGCCCTTGACGCTGCGGGCCGTGCCGCCACCGTCGCTCACCCAGGCATCGGCCATGCCGGTGTCGGCGGCATCGCCCGGCGCACCGCCGGAATAGAAGGCGGTCGGCACGCGGTAGAAGGTGCCGTCGCGCCGCCAGCCGTTGTACGGGTCGGCCTGGCTGCCAGCGCCGCTCAGGTTCCCGGCCTCGGGCAGGCCATGCGGATTCCAGCCTTCCAGCGGGGTGCGCAGCACCAGCTCGAAGGGGATGGCGTAGCTGAAGCGATACACCCGGCCATCCATGCCCATCGGCAGCACCTCGCCACGGGTGGTCAGCGCGGCGAACAGGGTCGGATCGTTGAAGCCCCGGTGGAAGGCATCGCGGTTGGCGGCATCGGCCCAGGCGCGGGCGAAGCGGTTGTAGTAGGCCGCGTTGGTCGCTGCCGCGCCGTCCCAGCGGCGGATCGTGGTGTCGATGCCGTATTCCCGGTAGGTTTCGGCGAGGTTGGCCCCAGCGCCGTCCAGGCCGGGAATGGCGGCCATCAGCTCATCCAGTTTGCCGGGGGCGTTGTCGCCCTCCAGCACCCGGAAGCGCCCCGAGTCGCGTCCGAAGCCCTGCCGGTAGGCCGGGTCATCGACAGTCTCGATGTGGGGCCGCAGGTCGCCCAGGTGCGAGACATCGACGGCGGCGATGCGGTAGCGCAGGCGGGCCAGTACCGGCTTGCCGTTCTCGATCCAACGCACCACGGGCGGCTCGTAGGGGACGTTCTCGAAACGATCCTTGTAGCCCCCGGCGTTGTAGCGCATGGCCTCGCGGAATGCGCTGTCCAGGTCGGAAATGCGCTGCTGGTGGCGGAAGCTGTCGAAGGTGTCGCCAAAGGCGGCGGACAGCGGCTCGAACCAGAACTCGACGTAGGAGAGCGTCCAGCCGAAACCAGCAGGCCACTGCCCGGCGGCGTAGTCGGCGAACAGGCCACGCATCGCGGCGATCTGCGCGGCCACGTCGCCCGCATTGGCCACGGCGGCAGGCAGCGCCGGGGCGGACACCGCCTCGGTGGCCAGGAAGGCCGAACCGGCATTGGCCGGGCGGCGCAGCAGGTAGTCGTTGTGGCGGGTGCGCAGGTAGTAGCCGTTGACGATGGTCGAAAACTCGGCGGTACCGGGCATGCCGTCATAGTTGGGATGGTTGTGGATGCCTGCCGGGTTCCAGTTCTCGGCGAAGGGGCGGTCGAAGGCCGCATTGCCGCCGAAGGTGTAGCCCCGCGTCAGGTACAGGCCGGATTGCCCCATGCCGCGCAGCACCTCGGCCTGGGATTCGGACTGCCAGGCGGCGACCTTGCCCAGGGTGTCGGTTTCGGCTTCCACCTTGGCGGTGTAGGCGCGGGCCTTCTCCAGATCAGTCCGCATCTGGTCGCGGGCTTGCTCCAGGCCACCGGCCCGGCCCTCGACGGCGGTCAGGCGATCCTGCTGGTGCAGGTCGCGCAGCATGCCGGAAACCTGAGCGGCAGCCAGCGCGGCCAGTTCGGCAGACAGGGCAAGATTCAGCCCGGCGCCGGTGCTTTCCACCACCACCGATCCCGCCGGGACGGCAGTCAGTTCCAGGTCATAAGCCAGCAGCAGATCGACGTTGGCGGATTTGTAGGCCAGCGCCGTGGTCGGGTGCGACCAGACGGCGAACACAGTGCCGTCCGAAAGGATGAAGGCGGCCTCGCGCACCCAGAACTCGGTAGCGCCATCGGCCAGGGCGGTCAGGTGGATTTGCCGGGGTGAGACGCGGGAGCCATCGGCCACCGGGTAGCGGACGCGCTCGGAGCGCATGCCCACCTGGGACTGGAACGGCACATACCCAGCATCGCCGAGGGCAATGTGGGTGATTTGGGCGGCCACGCCGTCATTGGTGGCCCGCCAGACGGCGGCAAGCCCCGCTTCGAGGATGACCGGTTGTAAAGGCGTACTCATCGAGCCTCCATTGAGATGCGAATCACGGTTAAGGAACGGGCGGCAGAGGCCGCACGCAACAGATGGATGGCAGGCGGCGGCTGCACGGCAGCCGGGACACCTGTCCAGCGCCCCAGGGCCTGCGAATCGGCAGCCCCGGCGACCTGGATGGGGTTGGCCGCCGGGGGCGGCTGTACGGCAACGGCATCGGCTGGCCAGCGCCCCACGGCGGCTACCTGGCTGGCGTTAGCGGCTCCCAGGGCATCGTCGAAACGTGCCCCAACGCGGAAGCTGAAGTGGCTGCGCACGGGCTTGTTCATATCCACCAGGCGGCGCAGGCGCTGGTAAGTCTCCGGAGACAGCACCGCGCTGGTGTCACTCAGGTTGTCATTCACCCAGGCGAGCAGGTCGAAGGTGTACGGCGCACCACGCGGCACGGTCTGCCACCACTCGGTCACTTCGGCAGAAACGGCCAAGGCTTCCAGCACGCTCTTGACCGCCCACACCGTGCCCTTGTGGCGGTGAATCTCGATGGACTGCTTGATCAGCTTGCGGCGGCGCTCATCGGTGTTGGCCAGCAACCAGCCCTCATCGCCCATGACGTGGAACTGGTCGGCCAGACAGGGCAGCACGTCGGCCTCCACCGCATCGACCAGGTTGGTCAACACCGGGGTCAAATCAAGCGTCGAGAGCCGCTCGGAAAGAGCGGCCAGCGCCTTCAGCTTCGGGTCGGTCGAAATGACCGGGGGCGTCAGGTCAGCCATCGGCCCCTCCCGCGAACTGGATATCGATGCCGGTGCAGTGCGCCCAGCCTTCCATCGGCACCTGGATCAGGTTGGCCGGGCTGACCAGTTCGACGCGATACACCCCCGGCACGGACAGCGCGGCCACGATCTGCGACGGCACCACGTCGCGCCCCAGCTTGGCCTGCTGCTTTGCGACATAGCTGTCGGCAGCGGCACGGGCAGCGGCCAGCACCGGGGCCGCCTCCTGGTCGCGGTACAAGGTCAGGCGGGCCACGATGGCAAAGGGAGCCTCGACCGGCACGCGCACTTCCACCAAGTCAGTCAGGGGGCGCACCTTGTCCGCCGTGCAGGTGACTGCTACCGCATCCAGGATCACCTGGGGCGGCAAGCCCGTCTTGGCCAGGGGAAACAGGCGCACCACGCCGGGCGGGATGTCATTGCTCGACACCAGAAGACCGTCCGCAAGGATCAAGTCCGGCCCCATGACAGCGACGTCGACGATGTCCTGATGGGCACTCATGGCGTGGTGGCGATAGGCCCCGAAGGAACCCGCCACCGTGAAGGCTTCAGGAGCCAGGCGGATGCGCTCGCGCAGGCGGTCATCGCTTTCCGCCTCGCTCCCGCCGTAGGTGATGCCGACGTTGGCCACCGAGGCGACATCGACCCCCAATTCATCGACCAGCGTATTGATCTGGCCAGGCAGAAAGCCATTGCCCGACACGCCGGACTCAACCGCCTCGACCGGCACATCCACTTCCACGGTGCCAGCCGCCACGATCTGTTTGCCGGTCGCCTGAAACTGGATGCCGGAAGCTTCGAACCGAGTGCTTGCCGGAATCTCCAAGGCTGTGGCCAAGGGCTGGGCGAAGACCACGCGCACATCGGCGCGGGCGGTCTTGGCTGCCAGCCGATAGACCCCGACCAACTCGCCCAGGTAATCCAGCATGGGCGCTCTGGCAAAAGCGACCAGGTTCTGCTTGGCAGCCTCCTGGATGCCGATGCG